ATCGCTTTTGACGAGCGCCGCCGCGTCCTCGACGGTCGAGAAGCCAACAACGATCTCGAGCGCGTTGGCGGTGCTGCGGTCGAGCAGCACGCTCGGCGCAGGGTCCGCGAGCACACGCGGATCGGCCTCGACAAGAGCGCGCACCTGCTCGATCGCCGGATCGAGATCAGTGTCGGCTGGAATCTGGAAACGTATCTCGCCGGCATGCGGCGGTGCCGGATAAATGCTGAAATTGCGTAGCGGCTGGCCCCAGACGCCACTGTTCGGCACGATCACCTGCACTTTGTCCTCGGTGACCAGCTCTGTCCAGAATAGCGACAGCTCTTTGACGGTGCCGATGCTGCTGCCGCCGATCTGCACCTTGTGACCGATCCGAAAGGGTCGGAAAATCAACAGCATCACACCCGCGGCCAGATTAGAGAGCGTGCCCTGCAGCGCCAGACCCACCGCGAGGCTGGCTGCACCGAGGATCGCGACAAGGCTTGTCGTTTGGATGCCAAACTCCGACAGCACCGCGAGCACCGTCACGGTCAGGACCAGGTAGCGGGCGAGGCTGCCAAAAAAGCTTTGCAGCATCGGATCGATATGCGGGGTCCGCCTCAGCATCCGCACCACGAGCAGGTTGGCCCTGCCCGATAGCCACAAGCCGATCAGCAGTATCAGAATCGCCGCGAGTGAGTTCAGCGCATTGCTGACGATCAGCGGCAGCAGTGCGCTCACATCGGCAATTGCGTGTTGGGCCTTGTCCTCCAGCATCGCTGGGCCTCGCCAGTTGCCATATGCACCGCAAACGCGGCGGGGCGGCAGATGCACCAGGCGGGCAAGGTGCTGTTCACATCAAAATCACAATGTCTCGGGAGAGGATTGCGTTCCGCCTAGCTGGTCAACCCAGCGAGAAGCGGTTCGGGCGAGAAACGTTCACAACGGCGAGATAGACGAGCGCGCTGCTGCTTTAGCCTTCCTGATCGGCGCCGACGACGAGGTGGCATTCGCGCACCTCGGTACGCGGGATCCGCAATGTGTCGGACGGGTTGAGCTGGCGCAACACCAAGGTATCGCCCTCCCAGCCGACGAATTGCTTGATCAGCACCGCGTTGTCCGCTTTGTAGACGACGACATCGCGGCCACGTGTCGGCGGCTTGAACGGGTTGACGTGCAAGAGCCAACCCGGCTCGTAACGCGGTTCCATGCTGTCGCCGACCATGTAGATCGCATAGGCCGAGCGCACGCCGCCCAAATTCGCAGGGCGCGGCGTGTAGCCGATCGGTCCGTCTTCGAGAAACATCTCCTGATCGCCACCGCCGCGTGCGGCACTGCGAATCGGGATCTGATCGGGGCCGCGCGCCAGCCCCGAAGGTGCGGTGGTCGAAGACGCCGTCGAGGGCGGGCGACCGCGTCCACGCGGCATCTCACCGCCCGGGGGTGGGACCGTGACCTCGACGGCATGACGGAGCACCTCCTCCGGCGGCACGCCGAGAAACTCGGCGATTTGCACCGTCTCCAACTGTTTCATCTGGCGCTCGCCTTTCATCATCCGGGAGACCGCCGAGGGTGCTAGCCGAAGATGGCGCGCGAGATCCGCCTGCGTCGCGTTGACCCGCTCCAGGGCCTGATGAAACCAGCGACCGTCCATAATGTGTCCTCAGCAATTTGCTATATTGACACTCAGACAATCAACGCTACCATGCCAGTGTGATCCTGACAAGCGATTTAGTGCGAAAACGGAGACACTTATGGGAATTTCGTCGGTGCCGGTCGGCTGGGAGGATGATCAGGACGAATCGGGTTGCTTGTACCTGCTCGACGAGTGCGACGGCCGTCGGAGCTGCGGCGCTCCGCGAAAGGCGGTCTCGCCCTATTGCTCCGAGCATCACGCACTCTGCCATGCCGCATATGGCAGCGAGGCAGAGGCTGCCCGTCTGAGCGAGGTGGAAGCGATCGCGAAGGTCGTCGGCGGCCGCCGCAGTCGCGATACCGTCGGGCCATCACGGCGATTTTTGAAACGAGTAGAGAAGGCCGCTCGCGGTTTTTCGCGGGCAGCATGTTCATGATTTGTTCGGGAGAACTCGACCATGGCACGCCATCATTCTCGCCGCCTTACAGTTCCTATGGGCGAAAATGTCGCAGTAACGCCGACACCCGAACGTCGCAACCATGGCATCGTCGAGCGCTTGGAGCGGTCGATCGCCGACGAATCGGGTCGCCCCGCGCGGCCCTATCGGGCCGTCGACACGCTCGCCGCAATGGAGCGTCGGGGTTCGATCACCGCCCGGATGCGCCAGGCGGGCGAGGATTTCCGGGCGCGTTTTGCGACAGCCCAACTCAACCCGTTGCGTGCACCCGATTGGTCGCGACTCAGAGTCGGCGGTTCGTCGAGGTTCCGAGCCGCGGATGAACCAGGCTTACGGATCGAGCGCGCACGGGACGTCGTCTGGCGGGCCATCCTGGCGGTCGGCGGCATCGGCTCACCCGCAGGCTCATGCTTATGGCATGTCGTCGGTTGGGAACGGTCGCTGAAAGAATGGGCTCTCGAGCAGGGCTGGAGCGGCCGCCTAGTCAGCCAAGAGGTAGCGTCGGGAATCCTGATCGCGGCGCTCGGTGCGCTCGAGGCGCATTTCAGCATGGCCGTGGATTGCGATGTTAGCATTTCGTGATTGACAAGTCCGGATTGATCTGCTAGAAATCGTCGAAATTGGCGGAAACGGCGACAGAGCGGGTCAAAGGCGCAGAAACGCCCGGCGATATCGGAGTTCTGCTGATCACCGGGGACAGCACCGCTTGATGATCCAGCGGAGGGATGCAGGTGAGGGGCTTGCGCGCGGGTTGGCTCGCTTCGCTACCCGAGCCCGCGAGAAGCGAACTCGCCGCCGCATTGAGCGCCGCCGAGGCACGAGCTCTGCTCTATGATTGGCCATTCTGGGCGCGCCCGGCGCAGCTACCGCCCCAGGGCAACTGGCGGGTGTGGCTTCTTCTCGCCGGCCGCGGATTCGGCAAGACCCGAACGGGCGCCGAGCTGATCCGCGCGAGGGTGGCGGCGTGGACGGCGCGCCGCCTGGCGCTCGTTGCACCAACTGCCGCCGACGCACGAAATGTGATGGTCGAAGGCGAAAGTGGCATTCTAGCGATCTCGCCGCCTTGGGACCGGCCGCGTTACGAGCCATCGAAGCGGCGACTGACGTGGCCGAACGGCGCCATCGCGACGCTCTACAGCGCCGACGAACCCGAGCGCCTGCGCGGGCCACAGCATGATGCTACGTGGTGCGATGAGCTCGGCAGTTGGCGCTATCCCGAGGCCTGGGACATGATGATGTTCGGGCTGCGGTTGGGCACCGACCCGCGTGTTGTGGTCACCACGACACCGCGGCCGACCAAGTTGATCCGAGCGCTGATGGCCGATCCTACGGCCGTGGTGACGCGTGGCTCGACTTATGAGAACCGCGCGAATCTGGCGCCAGCCTTCCTGGATCAGATCATCCGCAAATACGAGGGGACGCGCCTCGGCCGCCAGGAACTTGAGGCCGAGCTCCTTGACGACGTGCCGGGTGCGCTCTGGACTCGCGGTATCATCGAGGCGGCCCGAGCGCAGACTGCGCCGTCATTGATCAGAGTGGTGGTGGCGATCGACCCGGCCGCGACCTCGACCGTTGACGCCGACGAAACCGGCATCATCGTCACCGGCAAGGACGGGCAAGGGCAGGGCTGGGTACTCGCCGACGTGTCCGGCCGTTACCAGCCGACGGAATGGGCGAAGACAGCGATTTCAACCTATCGCGCGCACCGCGCCGACCGGATCGTTGCCGAGGTAAACCACGGTGGCGAGATGGTCGAGGCGATCTTGCGAGCGATCGATCCGAACGTACCTTTTGCAGCGGTGCGCGCCTCACGCGGCAAGGTTACCCGGGCCGAGCCGGTGGCGGCGCTTTACGAGCAGGGCCGGATTCACCATGTCGGTACCTTCCCGCAGCTCGAAGATCAGATGTGCGCCTTTGTGCGCGCGGGCCACGGCGATGTCGACTTGCGCTCGGCGGGATCGCCCGACCGGGTCGACGCCCTGGTGTGGGCGTTGACCAATCTCCTGCTCGAGCCGATGCCCAATGAGGGGATCTTCGAGTACACCCGTCAGCTCGCCGAGAAGGCCCGCTCCTAGACATTAGTCGTTTACGGCCCTCATCCCTGAATCAGGTCCGGGGCAGGCTCTCCCGCTGCCCGTAGCGGGGAGGGGTCGGGGTGAAGGGGTGACGCCGCATAGAAGGAGACCATCGATTGACGCTCTTGGTCAAAGACGCGAACACGACGACCCAGCCGATTTCGACGCAGTCCGATATTGCAGGCAATCTCGTGCCAGTGCACGTGCCGGCGGCGGTGGTCGGCGGCATTGCAACACCGGTTGGCCTGACGGCACCTTTTCCGGTCATCAACACCTGCGGCGCAGTCGCAATCGACGGCAGCGCGACCATAGTCGCAGGGGGTACCGCGCAGACGCTGTTCGCCGGGATCGTCCCGGTTAACGGCTACCTCGTCGCCAACAATTCATCGGCGATCCTCTATGTGAGCGATGTCGGCACGGCGACACCGGGCGGTGCGTCGATCCCGATTGCTGCGGGTGCGGTGTTCGTAACGCCTTCCGGCTATAAACCGGCAGGCGCCGTCAGCCTTTGGGGCGGCGCAACGGGCCAGGCATTTGCGGCACGCAGGTGGTAATGCCGCCATGCGACCCCGCACAGGCTGACCCGGCGATGAATTCGGCAGTGTCAGTCGTTTGGATCAACCCGGCGCGTCCTTCGAGACGGCCGCTCCGCGGCCTCCTCAGGACGAGGAATCATCTTAGGATCATCAGCGATACCCCTCATCCTGAGGAGCGCTCGAAGAGCGCGTCTCGAAGCACCCATGGGCCGACGAAAGACAGCGTTCGCGGGGGTGACGCTAACCCATTGGTGAAGCGCGTGCTCTGGCTTGCTGCATTCGCCTTCGGTCTGGGCGTGGCCTTGCCGACCTTTGCGCAGTCGCCAGGCAATTTCTCGACATTGTCGACTACCGGTACCGCGACGATGGGCGGCGACGTGCTGATGTGCTCGGGACGCCCTTGGATCGATGTGCGGTGCAATGGTGCCGTCGGTGACGACAGTCATGACGACACGACAGCGATCAATACGACAATTTCGACGGCAATCACCAACAACTGGCCGGTGCATTTCTCCGCCGGCACCTATAAGGTTACCTCGGCGATCTCGATCGACTACGCAGGTCAGGCGTCCAAAGGTTTTAGGCTGAACTCGGAGGGGGCGACGATCGATGGGCGCGCGATCGCTTCGGGCCCGGTGCTGCAGATCCAGTGTGGCGGCGGCTCAACCAGCAGCCCAACCGGATGCTTTTACTTTAGGGAAGACGGAAGCCTATTCATCAACGCCAGCACCCCGACTTATGCGGTGGTGCTCGGTAAGACGGATTTCTCCGACGCGCATAATTCGGTGAAGGTCGATCATCTGATCGTTAATAATACCAGTACCGCGCCCGCCTCCGGCGGATGCCAGTTCAACTTCGTTCTCGACAGCGACATTTACGCTGTTTGCGTGTCAGCCGGAGGGGCCGCCGGGATAGCGCTCGAACAAACACAATTCTCGCGGATCTCGGGCGCCGGCACTGCGCAGGGCATCGGTGGCCGGAGCCTGGTGCTCGAAAATGGATACAATTTCAGCAACACGTTCTTCGGGCTCGATCTCGAGGTTTCGCCAACCTGCCTCTCGATTACCTTCAACCACAATGGCCTCAATACGTTTGTCTCACCGTATTTCAACTGCCAGACAGCAGTCAACGCGACGGCCAGTATTGGAAACGTGCTGATCAACCCGAACTACGGCGGCGCAACGGTCAATTTCGGGCCGTCCTCGACAGGAATAACGGTTATCGGAAGCGGGTCGCGCAGCCGATGGTATTTCCCCTCGACGGCGAGCTATACCGCGGCCCCTGTCGACGACGGGCTGAATATCTCGAGCTACAACGCCCCCGGCGCGTCGCTGACCGTAACCCTTCCGGCCGTTGGCAGCGTGAATCCCGGCTGGACAATGGGTTTTGCGACGGATAACGGCAAGGGCATGACCGTCATTGCTCCATCCGGAGCGATCTTGTCGGGCGGTAAGTCGGTGTCGTCGATCGTCCTGGGGCCGGGTAACTATGAGAGCGTTGCCCTGCAATCCGACGGCAATAACTGGCGAATCATCTTCTCGACACGCAACACGCGTCTCGTCAATGGGTTCGAGCCACCTCCCTGGCCTAGCAACTGGCTCTACCCTTCGACCTCGGGCTACGCGGCGACATTGGGGGACAATGGCAATACCCTGTCGAGCTTCAACACGACCGCAGGACTGAGCGTGACCCTGCCCGCGACGACCACGTTGCCGACGGGATGGAGCATGGGTTTTGCGACCGATAGCACGAAGCCGCTATCGGTTCAGGTCAATGGAACATCGGGCGGGCACATCGTCTGGCCTGGATCAGGCGCGTTGGCGACGACGTTGACCCTAGCGAACACCGCCCAGGGCGCCTACGAGTTTCTGGTTCTGCAATATGACGGGAGCGGCAATTTCCGAGTCGTTGACGCGACGCCGGCGACGGCGCAGGCAATCGGCATGATCGGCGCCGGCGGGACCAGTCATTGGAATTTTCCAGCAGTCAGCGCTTACGCTGCAGCCGTCGCCGACAACGGGAGTGTGGTGTCGAGCTTCAATAGCCCGCTCTCGTTCTTCACGGTGACACTGCCGTCGACCACAACGCTTCCGATGGGTTGGACGATCGGGATCGCCAGCGACAGCAACAAGACCGCGTCCGTTCAAGTAAACAGCGCCTCCGGCGGCCACATCTTGTTTCCCGGTAGCGGTGGCACCGTGACCTCCGCGTCGCTGGCATCCGGAAATTACGAGCTCCTCGTGCTGCAGTTCGATGGCGGCAACTTCCGGGTTGTCGAGGCGACACCGGCGACGGCGACCCAGATCGGGATCTCCGGCAACGCCCCCGGCATCAACCGATGGAGTTTCCCGGCGGTCGGCACCTACGCGGCCTCGCAGAGCGACAATGGCAATGCGGTGTCGAGCTACAATACGCCCACATCCTCGCTGATCATGACCCTGCCGTCGGCGACGTCGATCGGTACCGGGTGGACCATGGGCTTTGCGACCGACAACGGCAAGACAATGACCGTCCAGGTCAATGGCGTCGCCGGGGGAAAAATCCTGGTCCCGGCGGGCGGTGGCGTGTCGAGCAACTCGATCACCCTGGCGGCCGGTCAGAATTACGAATATGCAACGCTACAATTCGACGGCTCGAACTTCCGGGTTGTCACCGCAACACCGCAGACGCTCAACAATCTAGGCGGTCTGATCAGCTCGGGCTCGCCGGCGTCTTCGTCGGCCTGCACGACCAACCAGATGACGCACGACGCCAGTTTCCTTTACATCTGTACCGCGCCGAACACCTGGAAGCGCGTCGCGATCACCGGAGGTTATTGATGATCCCTGCAGCCGGTCGCGCAATAGGTGCGGAGTAAACCATGCCACCCGCCGGCGGAAAGCGGACCCCCTTGGCGCCGATCGCGTCGTACACCTGGGGCGGTTGGGGTTCGCAGAACGATATTACCCAATTTCGCGATGTCTTCCAGCCCGGCCAGGGGATCTTTTCCCCCAGCTATCCGCTGGTACCGCCCGAGCGCGAGCGGGTGCGACTGTGGGATTTTCCGGTCGGCTACAACACGATCTACACACCGCGCTCTTACGAGCCGATCGGCTTCGACGAGCTGAGAGCCTTGGCTGAAAGCCACGATATTACACGGCTCGCGATCGAGACGCGCAAGGACCAAATCGAGAAGCTCGAGTGGACGATCAAATCGCGCGACGATCGCAATCCGGCGGCGGATGCTCCAGCCCGCATTGAGCGGTTGACCGAGTTCTGGCACATGCCCGACGGCGAGCAACCCTTTGCGACGTGGCTTCGTGAGGCGCTCGAGGATGTCCTAGTGCTCGATGCACCCGCCTTCGAAGTACGTCGCAACCGCGGCGGCGATATTATTGGCCTCGATGTCGTCGACGGGTCGACGATCAAGGTGCTGGTCGATGACACCGGACGTCGGCCGCAGTCGCCAGCGCCGGCATATGAGCAGGTGATCCATGGCCGGCCGTGGCGCCTCCTAAGCGACGCCGAGCTGATCTACCTGCCGCGCAACCGTCGCCCGCACAAGGCATACGGGTTCAGCCCTGTCGAGCAGATCGTCCTGACGGTCAACATCGGGCTGCGTCGACAGGTTATGCAACTGCAACACTTTACCGAAGGTAATGTCCCGTCCGGGCTGATGGCCGCGCCGGATGGCTGGAACGCCGAGCAGATCCACCAATACCAGGAGTGGTTCGACTCCATCCTCGCCGGCAATACTGGCGGCCGCACGCGCCTGCTCTGGGGACCGGGCGGCGTCAAGTACCAGGCCTTCAAGGAGGCCCCCTACAAGGATGATTTCGACGAGTGGCTGGCACGGATCGTCTGTTATGCGTTCTCGTTGCCACCGACCGCATTCACCCCGCAGGTGAATCGGGCGACGGCGCAGACCGCGCAGGAAGCCGCTCTGGAGGAAGGCTTAGCTCCGCTGATGGGCTGGGTTAAGCGGCTCGTCGATAGCGTCATCCAGAAGCGTATGGGCCAAAGCGACCTCGAATTCGCTTGGTCGGATGTACGGCCGACGGATCCCAAGGACCAATCGATAATTCTCACCAGCTACGTCAAGGACGGCATCTTCAGCCTGAACGAGGCACGCGACGTCCTGGGACTCGATCCGGTAGAGGGTGGTGACGCGCCTATGTTTCTGACCGCTCAAGGGCCGGTTCCGCTGGGCAACTCTGTCGGGCCAAAAACGGAGACCCTTGCAAGGACAGTCGGCGAATAACCGTCGCCCTCCTTTCCGACAAGTGCGTGAGGATGCCATCGCCCTTCCAGGGCTCTGCCCGGCCCGATCGGCTACGCGAACCTGACATCGACGAAATATAGGAGCCTTTGATGAGCGTGCTGCCATCCGACATCGTCGTTTATGGCTCGGCCAACATGCCCGAGATCGACGGCGCCACGATAGGCGGCGCGGTCGACTTCACTCGCCGTGTCGCGTTCTACGACGTCACCCCGGCCGGCAGCGTCGATGTCATCTCGAGCTCATCGAGCGATACCGCGACCAAGATCGCCTATTTCGGACGCGACCCGACCGGTGCCGTTCAGGGCCAGACGCTGACCTTAAACGGGCAGAGCTGGGTGACCGGGTCGCAACCGCTCGAGCGGTTGCTCTACGCCGCATTGTCAGGGGCGAGCGCTAACGGACCATTGGCCAACCCGGGCGGAACCCCGGCGGTCGGTGACGTAGCGCTCGCTGCCCATAGCTGCGTGCTGCCTATTGGCGCGGTGACGACCGACGCGGCGGTGCGCACCGCGCAGGCTGGTTCAGCCAATCACAGCGGTACGACGCCGGCGCTGTTCAAATTGCAATCGGGCGACGGTGCCGCGGCCTCAACCGGTCAGCTCATTTGGACGAAGAGCGGCACCGGTGCAAACCAGCTGCGGCAGATAATCGCCACGGCGGGCTACGGCACCGATCTGGTTGCGGTCAGCCGCGACTGGGGCACCGTGCCGGACAACACGACGACTTATAAGATCCTCCAGGGGATGCTGTTCGAAATCTCGCCAAACCCAGTGACGACAGTGATCCGCATGTTCTCGACCAGCGCGGCGGACATGCCGGCCGGGTCGCAGCGTACCTATTACGAAAAGATTTTCGTTGTGAGCAACAACACCGCGACCGCCCTGACCGGCGCGCAAATCGAGGTGGCGAGCGAGACGCTAACCCTGCCTTCGGGCGCGCTTTTGGACTTGGCGCTGACGACGGTGCTGAACGACACCGGCACGGTCGTCAATCGGCAGACCGCCCCTTCCTCAGGGGTCGGTGGCTTCATCACGCAGCCCGCTTTCGTGAGCGTTCCAAGCCCGGGAAACCTGCCGTCCGGCGCGGCACCGAATGCAGCCGGCGCGCAAGGTGTGTGGCTGCGGCTGACTCTGCCGGCCGGCACCACAGCCTACAAGGGCTCAGCCGATCTGCGCACGCAGGGAATGACAACGTAACCGAAGAGCTGGGGATCGGGCAGGACATCCATGACGACTGGCGCGACGCAGCTCGCGGTGTTCTACGCCACAGGCAGCAAGATACTGCGCCGTAAAGTTATTCCCGATAATGATGCGCAGCTCGTTCTGCACCAGCCGGGTCTCGGCGAAAGCCGCTTACTGCTGCCTCTGGACCGACCCTACGACGACGCGGCATGCTGCGCTGCGATCGCTGCGGCGACGGGCGCCTATCCGCCGTCGTCGCGTTGCGCGGTGGTCGGGGAGGACGGCGGCGTCGTCACGACATGCCACGCCGATCCCGACCTCGACGTGCATCCCATGGGTAAGCTCGTTCTCCACCCGACGGCCGAGCCCGGTGATCGTCTCGAATGACCCGGATATTCCTGCTGTCCGGCACCAGCTTCCCGCTACCGGGCGACTGGAGCAGCACCAATTCGATTGAGGCCATTGGGGGCGGGGGCGGTGGTGCCTCGCCGAACATATCGGTGGCTGACGGAGCGGCCGGTGGCGGCGGCGCCTATAGTTCTTCCAGCAATCTCGCCGGATTAAGCGGCTCGATCAGCATTCAGGTCGGGGCCGGCGGCGGTGGGGGCGCGGCCGGCCCCAACAACGGATCAGCGGGTACCGACACGTGGTTTAAGGATACCAGCACGGTACTCGCAAAAGCCGGCGGCGCCGGTCTCTCGAACGGAACGGCTGGCGCGGGCGGCGCCGCAGCCTCGGGCGTAGGCACCACAAAATGGAATGGCGGCGGCGGAGGCGCTGGCACGGCGTTCCTGGGCTGGCAGGGTGGCGGCGGCGGTGGGGCCGGCGGACCGAAGGGTGCCGGACTCGCGGGCGGCTCGTCTACAACGGCAGCTTACGCTGGTTCCAGTGGTGGTGGAACCGGAGACCCGGCAAGCAGTGCCGGTGGCAGTGGGACAGCCGGATCAGATGCGGGCTCTGGGGCTACTACTGGAGCGACCGGTGGTACTGCACAGGATGGGACCGCTGGAGGAGCCGGCGGTACCGGCGGGACCAGCGGCAACGGCAATCCGGGCAGCGCCGGATCGCACGGCTCCGGAGGTGGCGGCGGCGGTGGGATCAATAATACCGGGGTTGTTGGCAGCACCGCTGGGGCCGGTGGGGCCGGTGGTGCCGGAATCGAGTGGGATTCCTCACACGGCGCCGGAGGCGGTGGTGGCGGTGGCGGTGGTCGCAATGCTCCTGAGCATGCTGGCGCTGGTGGTAATGGTGGAAATTACGGCGGTGGCGGCGGCGGTGGTGGCTGGGCTGGTTCAAATAATGCCAATGCTGGCGCTGGGGGCAACGGCGCGCAGGGCATCATCGTCATCACCTACACGCCCAGCAGCACGACGACCGTCATTGCGGATGCACCTAACCCGGTCGCGTTTCTGGCGAGCCAAATAGCCGAGGCAGAGACCCAGCTCGAGTTCCTCGCAACAGAGCGCAACGATCCGCCCTCATTATGCGAGTCTGTAGCTACCGCCCAAAACAACGCGGGTCTTTCAACGGAGATGCTGGCAAGGAGCCGGCCCGATGGCTGGCTGCCCTTCGAGTCTCTCGCAGCCGCAAGCCGTGACCTTGGAATACGATTGGAATCGGTGGCTATGCTGGGCTGCCCTCTCGCCTTTCTGCTTGAGCTCAGTGGCGGGGTCGCGTGCGATACGGCCGGCCGCGTCGGGTGGGTGGTAGAAGCTATTGCTGATCAGCGTGTCGCTACTGAATGGCTGACGTGGTCGCTTCGGGATATCCCGGTGGCCAGTGAGTTCGCTGCTATCGTCGGCCTCAACGCGCCAGGACAGGTAGAATGGCTAGGTGCGACCGTAGTTCCGCTCAGCGCCGATGCGTTCTTGCCGATCGAATGGTCAGCGCTGCCGGACACACTGTTCGTGTCACTGGCGTCGTCGGGCAAACGTCGGCTTCTCGTCACACCGGGCCGCCTGCGTATTCTCAAACGGCTGTAAAACTCGACCTCGCCCAGCTGCACCATTCGGTCGTGCGGCGGTGTGATGCCGGTTGGACCGATCTGTGAAAAAGGCTAAAGCAATGCATAGGCGATCCTCTGTTCCTTACGTATTTACAGCGCTGTTGGCGCTATCAGGATGTGCCGAGGTCGGCAAACTCGCGGCCGCTGATTTGACTAACGCGGCACAGGTCGCGACCCAAGGTGGTGACCCTCAAGGAGCGGCGTGCTGGATCGCTCTGGCTCCCGTTGCCGATGCGGTCGAGACCGCACCAAAGCCCGGCTTGGCCTCATTGATCGAGGCCAATCGGCTCTTGGTGTCCGCTACGCAAGGACCAAATGCACCTTGCAACGCAGTCGGTGGCTTGATTCTGTCAATGCTCTTGCAAAAAGCGGTACCGTTCCTGCCGTGAAAACCGCCAGCCAGCTTGGCGTTCTTCACGCTGACAGTCTTGCCGGCCTTGCCCCGCGACCAGAGCTGCTTCGCGGTTTCCTGCAGCAGCCCCCCGCCTAGAGGCCAATGAGGAAGTCGGCTATGCGCTTGGCAACCCCTTTCGATCCAATCGAGATCGGCGAGATCGATAACTTCGCTTTCGATTTTACCGCGGATATGGGTGTAGCGACGATGGTTTCGACGAGTTGGACCTGCGCGCTGGCTCCCTTCCAGACGGCCACCGACCCGGCGCCGCAGTCTCGAGTATTGTCGGTCTCGACCCAGACAGCGATACAGCTGCGCGCTCCGGCCGATGGGTCGCTGCAGACGCGGACCGGCTTCTTCTCGGTCGCCTCGATCGGCGGCATGCCGACCAGCGCGGCCGGCGGCACCTATATCCTCGAAGCCTCAGCTGCCTTAAGCGACGGCCGCATCCTCAAGCTCAACGCTACGGTCTTGTGCAAACCCCCGGGTCCGTGACAGTCAGGAGAACTCGGCCATGACCACAAGGCTGTTCGCACCCGCCGCTTACGCGCGGTACCAGACATCGGGAGCCTCGTACACGGCGGACGCGAAGGGTGTCATCCCTGCGGCAGCGACCGGCGATGTAATCGATCTGATCCGTAGCGGCTGCATCATGCTGCCGGCGTATGACAACCTTTCGGCGACGACCGATCCGGGTGCTTCCGACGATAGCACGCAGGATTATTCGGTTGGCTCCCGCTGGCTCAACATTTCCGCTAGCCGTGCCTGGACCTGCCTTGCGGCAGCGACCGGTGCCGCGATCTGGGTGCTCGACGGCGTCGTTCCAGGGGTCGGTGTCGTGCCCTCTAACATGCTGACCTATTTTGGCAGCGGGACCGGTACTATTCTCGGGGACGGCAATCTGAACCGGCAGATCGGCAACCCACTCGCCGGCAATAATGCCGATACCACCGACGACGTGCTGGCGAGCTATACCCTGCCGGCATCGAGCTTTGATGTTGCCGGCCGTGGGCTCTGCATCGCCGCCCAGGGTACCACTGGAGCCACGACAAACGACAAGCGCGTCAAGTTGTGGTGCAATGCCACGATCTCCGTCGGAGTGGTTACTGGCGGCAACGTGATCGCAGACACGGGTCCCTGGGTCAACGGGACGATACCAAACAGCAACGTCGGCTGGCAGTTGACAGCCAACGTTCTCAAATACGGTGCTCCCGACTCTAACACGCAGTACGCACAAGGTACGGTGATCCTCGGCGGCATTCATGGCGGGATCGGCTTGCCGGTCTTTCCGACAGCAGTCGAGGCGGAAGCTATTGTCATTGCCCTGACGGGCTCGTCCTACACCACGGGCGCTCCTAATGACGTAGTTGCCACTTGGTTTGAAGTCAGTGCGATGAATTGATCGAGTAACAGACATATGTTCCAGAAGACAGCGTTTCGATGGCCACCCCAGCCCAGCACAGTCATCGGCTTCGGCATCCTCGCCGGCTCCGTTTGCTATTTCGCTACGGGTGACCCAGTCTGGGCGGGAGCTGCCGCCGCGGCGGTCAAAATTCTCGTTCCGGACAATTCGGCGGCCGCGAGCCAGGTATTTGAAGCGATCGAGATACTGGCACACGCGATAGGCCGACCGCTCCCGACGCTTTCGCAGCCAGCGACTGTTACCTCCGGCGATCGGGGATTTGATTCGGGATCGCTTTGCCGGGAGCCGCCGAGAAAATGACCAGCTACCGGACCCATTCGCGCGGCTCATTGGCGGGATGTTGATCATGCGGCTCTATGGCGCAATCCAGAAGGTCGAGCCTCAAGACGATGGAACCGTGCGGGTACACGGAATCGCGTCGTCGGAGGTAGTGGACGACCAGGGTGAGATCGTTAGGGCTGACGCGATGCGCGCGGCAATCCCGGACTACATGCATTTTCCGGCACTGCGCGAGATGCACCAGCTATCGGCGGCTGGGACGACGCTCGAAGCCGAGGTCGGTGACGATGGGGCGACGCGGATCGTCGCCCATGTCGTCGACCCGATCGCGATCACCAAAGTCAGAAACCAAGTCTATCGCGGCTTTTCGATCGGCGGCCGGGTCACGCAGCGCGAGCCCGGCAACCCCAAGGCGATCACCGGTATTGTCCTCAACGAAATCTCGCTGGTCGATCGCCCGGCAAACCCCGAAGCCGTTTTTGATTGCTGGAAAGCCTCAGCCGCGTCCGATATGCAGGTGACGCCTTCACGTCGGCCATTCAACCCTCCGATCCAGATCTGGGCTTGCGGCGTGCCAGACCACCATCATCGAGCCAAGGGCGAAGCGGTTAAATGTCTCGAAAAAACGGCGCTCGGGGACGCAGGCTTTCGGTTGTCGCCGTCAGGGCCAGCAGCTCTCGAACCTCCGTCGGCGGGCAGGGGAGAAACCGAGAGTGCCGACGCAACCGAAGCCGCGATCGACGCAGCAAAAAGGGCGATCGAGACAGCCGAAGGGGCACTCGCCAAGACCGATGCCCGGAGGAAGATGAACGCACCCGCGAGTTCGCTCGGAGATCGCAACCCGGCGGATTACGCCGATCCCGGCTATCAGTCGGACGGCAAGCTGCGCTACCCGATTGACACCGAGCGTCACATCCGCGCCGCCTGGAGCTACATCAATAGGCCCGGCAATGCGCGACGGTACACCGCCGACCAGGTTAAGCGGATCAAAGCCGCCATAATCGCTGCCTGGAAAGAAAAGATCGATCCCGAGGGTCCGCCTTCGGCCGCCGACGGCGAGAAGGCTTCGCGTGCAGCGCTAACCAAGGCGCTTTGGGATGTTGGCCACATAGCGCGAATCATCCTCGAACTCGACTGGCTTCAGGACGTGCTCGAGGTCGAGGCGGCGATGGAGCCCGACGAGTCACTGCAGCCGGGTCCCCTAAGGGCGATCGTCACCGAGCTTTGTGGCCTTCTCAATGCGCTGCTCTCCGAGGAAACGGACGAGATCCTGAACGACACGCAACTCGACGACGGATCTGCTCTGCTGAACGCGTCCGAATTGCTCGCAATGGCCGCCGGCGTGCGCGGAGCAGCGCGCATCGCGGCTCTCCTCAAAACCGGGAAGCCCAACATGCAGAAGCTCGCTGCCGATCTCGTTGCTGAGGCCAAGCATTCGCAAGGCGATCAGGCCCTGGTGGACATGGCCCGTTACGCTTGCGACAAATGCCTGCAGATCGACGGCCTGTCCGCCGAGCAGATGTCTCATATGTCCAAAGCGCGCGACCATCTGTGCGAGGCTGGCGCCACTCCGTCAGAGGTCTCGACCGTTGACACGGCGCACAATATTGAGGAGGTGGTGCCGCAGATAGATCCGCCGGCATCCGACTTTCGCCCTGGCGACAATGCTACGGTGGATAGGTCAAAAGGGCTCGACGGGGGTGCGGCGCCGCATGGTCAGCGCGGTAGCGCACATCAGAACTTGATGGATATCGCTCACGAATGCGTCAGTAAGCTGACCGGCGGGATGGCGTGCTCTCGGCCGCTTCCGAATTCTGAGCCAGAACCCTCTTCCGAGGGAAACGCCAAGACCCAAGATATCGCCAGGGAGGGCGCGCGCCACTCCGGCGAAACCATGGGGCACCTGCGCGCGGCGCACGATCACTTGGTCGCAGCGGGCGCCATATGCGAAGCTCCGGGGGTCGGCGAGGAGGAACATCAGGGCACCGAATTCGATACCGTCAAAGCTGTGCGGTCGGAAGACTTCGCCAAGGTGCTGGCCGACGAGCGCGCCGAAAAAGCAACATTGGTCAAGACCCTCGGGGAAATGGTACCGTTGCTCGACCGGTTGTCGAAACGGGTCGACGACATCGCCCGCACACCGCTTCCGCCGCTGACGATTGCCCGAGGCAGCCTCTCGGTGTCGAAGGAGCAGGACAGCGGCAGCACCGGTCTTACGGGCGACAACCAACTCTCGCCGGAGGCGATTGCGTCTGCACTTGCCAAGATGAGCAAGGAAGAACAGACGCTTACCTTGATCAAGGCGAGCTACGCCAATCCAATTCGAGTGCTCGGCGTAACCGCGGGTGAACGCTGACGCCTGCCGGAGCGGTGCGGTTTATTCCCCGCGGTCGGCACGCATAGAGCTACGAACGTAGTTCCCAGCATAAGATACGCCATCCGGTTTCGTGGCGAAGCTTAGCTTCGTCCAACGGCGAAAGTGCAAGCATCCGCTTTGCACAACAGCCTCGAAGCCGTCGCCAAGCCCGGCCCTAGCCGGGCTTTTTCGTTGCCCCCCTTTTGGGAGGACTTTTCGATGAATCCGATCACCCAGGAATCGCTGGAGCTTCTGAAAGGGGCTTTGGCCAAACCAAGCGACGCGCTTGCCAAGTCGATCTCGACCGCAACGGGTCTGCTTGCCTACGACCTGCAGGCGCCGGCCAAGAACCTCTATCCCTTCGTGACCCCGATCAGGAACGTGATGCCACGCGTCGGCGGCGGCACGGGCTCAGCCACAAACTGGCGCCAAGTCAACACAATTATGGGCTCCGGCTTCGACGCGATGGGATGGGTTCCCGAGGGCCAGCGCTCAGGGCAGATGTCCTATTCGACCTCGAACAAATCAGCCACTTACGTGACAATCGGCGAGGAGGACGCAGCGACCTTCGAAGCAATCTCGGCCGGTCGCCAGTTCGAGGATATTCAGGCGCGAATGACCTTCCGCCTTCTGCAAAAAATGATGCTCAAGGAGGAGATGGCAATCCTCGCCGGCAACGCCACATTGATGCTCGGCACGCCGGCGACCCCGACGTTGTCAGCATCGGGCAGCGGCGCGACACTGCCGACGGGGACCTATTACGTCAAGGTTGTCGGCCTGACCCTAGAAGGATACCAGAGCTCCACCATCCTGAACGGTGTCGCCACCTCGAAAAACGTCACAGGAGCGGATGGGAAGGGCTATATGCTGTTCGGCGGCTCGTCGAACATCAGTGCCGAGGCGAGCCAGGCGGTGACGCTAGGCCAGACACTGTTCTGCAGCGTCGCGGCGATGCAGGGTGCCGTTGCTTACGCGTGGTATATCTCGAACGCGAGTGGCGCCGAAACCTTGCAAGCGATCACGACAATCAACAGTCTTGCCGTCAGTGTCCCGCTCAGCACCGGCAACCAGTCACAGACCGCGATTACCGCGGACAATTCAGCCAATTCCAGCTTTGCGTATGACGGGCTGTTGACCACCGCGCTCATGCCAGGGTCGAATGCCTATGTAAATATCATGCCGACCGGCATTGCGGGCACCGGGACGCCACTGACCTCGTCCGGTCGTGGCTCGGTCGTCGAAATCGACACGATGTTTCAGAAGATGTGGGACAATTTCGAGCTTTCGCCGACCGTCCTCTATGTCAACTCCCAAGAACTGAAGAACGTCACCAGCAAAGTCCTGTCGAACGCATCGGGACCGTTGCTGCGCTACGACTCACCAGCGGACGGGAGCCAGGGCGAATATCATGTTACAGCGTCCGGAGTAGTGCAGTTCTACTATAATCCCTTCGCGATCGATGGCGGCCTTCGGATCCCGATCAAGATCCACCCCCGCGTACCGCCGGGCACGATTATCGGTTGGGCCGAGAACTTGCCGATCCAATACCAGTCGAACGAAGTGCCGAACGTCGCTGAGATCAAGACCCGGCAAGACTACTACCAGATCGACTGGCCACTCGTCACCCGCCAGCGCCAGGTCGGTGTCTATGCCGAAGAGGTGCTCGCCGTGTATGCGCCGTTCGCAATGGGTGTGATTTGCAACATCGGCAACGGCTGAGCAGCGCTCTGACAATCTCTGATTTGGGCTGAAGGGATACCTCCGTGTCTGATCTAGTCGCATTACGGGCCGTGTTCCCGGTGTGGGACGCCGTTGGGCACGGGACAAAGCGGTACCCGCACGACCTCGACGGGGTCGTGCTGGTACCGCGCGACGTCGCCGTTCCCTTACTCCACAATGGCGGCTATGTCATCCACGACCGCAACCGGACTGTGCTGGCGCTGGACGATCACGTGGCCGGGCGGTGACGCGATGACTACCGACGACACCATGACCACCTTGATCACCGCCGATGATCCAGTGGTCAAGGCGATGCAGGAGATCAACCGCGCGTTCTTTTCTGCGGCCCAGCGTTTCGGCGTATCGGCGGCGATCGAAGGGCTCGCCAATATTCTGGTCATCAACCTTGCTGCTGGCTACGGCGCGGAGGTGGCGATGTCTACGCTCGGTGACATCGCCAAGAATGCGACCCCGATCGCTCGTATCTGGGGTGCCGTGGCCAGGGCGGCGGATCACGAGCCAGGACACGCGTAATGGGCAATGTTGCTTCGTCTGGGGCAAGCTTTGGCGATCTGACTACCCTTGCCGATGTCAAGGCGTGGCTGCAGACTGGGCAAAGTGCATTTCCCGCTACCGACGACGCGCTGTTGACGCGACTGATCACGGCAGCGAGTCAATTTATTCAAACTTGGTTGAATCGGCAGATCGCCTCGCAGGATTGGATCGAGATTCGAGATGGTTTAGGTGGCCCCCTTGGCCCGTACGACGTACGATACCAATTCGCAGCATTTCCGGTAACCGCCGTCAATCTCGTCGTCGTGGATGGCTTGACTATCCCGCCAATCCTCGCTTCCCCACCGGCGCCGGCCGGCGTCGGTGTGGTCAGCACGTTGGCGTCCCAATCGGGGTATTTCTTTACACCGACACAGTTCGTTATCAGGGGATACGTAGTACCTCGAAAGGCGGGATGCGTGACCGTGCAATATACCGCCGGCTATGTAGTGACACCACCCGAGTTGGCTCAAGCCTGCATCGAACTCGTGGCGTTGCGTTACCGCGAGCGCAGCCGCATTGGCGAGGTCGCGCGGGCGATCGGTGGCGGGGAGACCGTGTCGTACTCGCAAAAAGATATGAGCGACTCGATAAAGACACTAATACAACAATACCGCATCGTTGCGCCGGTGGCCGGATTCCTGATGCCGGCGCCGACCCAAACAGACACTGCCACTCTCGCGGGTGCCGTGTGATCACCGCGTATCTCGTTGGCGACCAGCAGGTGATGGAGCAACTGCGTACCCTGCCTGGCGCAATCAATTCGGGGCTGCAGCGCGCGATCACGCAGCTGGGGATCGAGCTTCAGCGCGACGTGCAGCAAGACAAGCTCAGCGGGCAGGTGCTCAGGAGCCGTACCGGATCACTGCGGTCGAGCATCGACTTGCGCGTCGACCAGAGCGGCGGTGCCATCACTGCGAGCGTCTTTACAGACAACCGATATGCCGGCGTGCAAGAATACGGTTTTGCAGGAACGGTGAGCGTCAGAGCGAGCCTCCGGCGCATCACGGAAGCCTTCGGTCGGCCGATCGCCGAGAAGACGATCAATGTGCGGGCGCACGATCGCCGTATGGATCTCCCTCAACGCTCTTTCCTGCGCTCGGCGCTTGAGGACATGAGACCGGCAATCCGCGACGGGGTGGAGGCGGCTCTGGCCGAAGCGGTATCTTGATGACTGTGTGGGATCGAGGCCTCCCGCGGCCGGAGAGCGGCCGATGATCGTGCGCGAGTCGGTCTATGCCGCGCTGTGGGCGCTTGGGGCTGGTGCAGCGAGCTTCGCCACCGCGAACCGGCGGCTGCGACATTGGGCCGACGTGGCCCCGGCCGAGCAGCCCGCATTGTTTATGAGCGAAAAGGGCGGGCACGCCGTGACCAAGGCGCTGGGGGCGCCGATCGCATGGACGCTCTACGCCGATTTTTATGTTTATGTTCATTCAAGCGACCCCTATTTGGCGCCCGCAATGCTTCTGAACCCCCTGCTCGACGCGCTCGAAGCTGCGCTGGCGCCATCGCCGGCGACAGGCGTTCAGAACCTCGGATTGCCCGCAATGGTGCAGCACGCCTACATCGCCGGAAAGGTCGAAACCGACGAGGGCGTTCTCGGCGACCAGGCGATCGCGATCGTCCCGGTCGAGATTCTGTGCGTCTGACCGCGCGGCACGACGCCAAACGAACGAATCGTGCTCGTAGGAGTATCCCGATGTCCGTGGAAGATTCAGACGGGAGCGCAGTGTTTCCTGAGGGTCATGCAGGAAGCCCGACCACCTCGAATAACAGGACTTTTTCGATCGATCAGCTGATCGAGCGCTGGTGGCAAGACCATTTCCCGGGCTCGGCGATCGCGCGCGACACGCAGGCCTGGAATGCCGCATTTGCCGCTAAAGAGGCGCTGAAGCGGCTGTTGAAAAGGGAGTATCTGACATGCAGTTGAGCTTCGGCTCGGGCGCGGTCTGGGGCGAACGCACCGACGTGACTGGGTCCGGGATTGGCCCGCGCCAGTTCGGCGTGCTCCAGGATATCCAGATCGATTTCGATTGGACCGATAAGCCGCTGTACGGGCAGCTTCAGTTCCCCGTGGCGATCGCGCGCGGACAGGGCAAGATCACCGGTAAGGCAAAATTCGCCCAGATCCTCGGATTGCTATATTCCGACATCTTTTTTGGCCTTACCCCGGCAACCGGCCAATTTGCGGTGTCGCAGCTCGAGGCCGCCAGCATCCCGGCTGCTACGCCTTACACAGTAACTGTCGCTAATGCGACTAATTACAACGACGACCTTGGCGTTGTCTACGCCGTCAGCGGCAAGCGTTTCAACCGCGTGTCGACCCCTTCTGCAGCCGGTCAGTATTCTGTGAACTTCGCCACAGGCATCTATACTTTTTCATCCGCCGATGCGAACGCGGCCGTTTTGATCTCATATACTTACAATCTGACGACGTCAGGCAGCAAGCTCACGATCACGAACCAGGTGATGGGGACCACGCCGACTTTCAAGGCGACTTTCTATACCAACTATGCCGGCAGCGGGATGGCCCTGCGTCTCAACGCCTGCATGGCCGACAAATTGACGCTGCCGACGAAGATCGACGACTGGATGATTCACGAACTCGATTTCTCGGCCTTCGCTGATGCTTCCGGAACGATCGGCTATCTGAGTACGGTAGAGTAATGCTTCCCGGGGTGACGATTACGATGGGCGGCCGGGATTGGCTGGTTCCACCGCTGACTCTCGGCCAGCTCCGCCGGTTGATGCCGAAGGTGCGGCAATTGACCGAGATCGGCGCGTCAATGGGCGAGACCCAGATCAGCGTGCTCGTCGAGATTGTCGCCGCGGCACTGCAACGCAATTATCCGGAGGTAACGGCTGACATGGTCGAGAACCTGCTCGATCTTGGTAACGCCAGTGCCGTGCTGAATGCGGTTCTCACCGGTTCGGGGTTAAAGCTGCGTGATAACCGCGTGGGGGAAGTGGCGGCCCCCGGGACCGTCCCGGGGGCAGGCTCGACGATCGCGAAACCACCATCGGACCCGGGCCAGGACGCGAGGACGGCTGGGGACATATCTACGGCCTCCTCGCCACCGCCTGTGGCTACAGTTACTCCGTAATCGATCAGATGACGCTCTTCGATTTCGAAGAGCTCACGGCATATTGGGTCGAGCATCCGCCAGTTCATATCCTGGTCGGGGCGTATCTCGGCATCGGCAAACAGCAGCCGAAGCGGATGCTATCGGCCGGCGCGGGGCCAGGCCGCGCGAGCTGCACTGATATACCAGGGATCCTCGCCGAACTCGGCCCAGGCTTTGGCACGGGCGACATTCATGCCGGACTGCCAGGGGTGGTACTTGATTTTGCTGAGCTTCGGAGCAGAGCAAGAAGTCGAGATTAACGTTCGCAACGCGCCGGTAGCGGCAGGTAATGAGCAGCCTCAAGCGCTCACCTCATTGAGAGGCTATCATGGCCGACATTGAAGCCAGCGTCGTCATCAGCGCCCAAACCGACGATCTCCAATCGGGAATGGCGGCTGCGTCAAATTCCGTTCAGATAGCCACTGATGCGATGCGGACCCAGTTCGCAGCGCTGGGTGCCGCCGCTCAGCAGGCGCAATCGCAGATCAACACTGCTGCCGTACAGGTCGGCTCGAGCATTGGCGCGCTGCAGTCCAAAGCCGCAAACCTCGCTGGGTCGGTCGGTGACGGCATGATGCCGACTCCTGTCTTAGGGGATGCCCGTTTTGACGGAGCTACGCGATCGAGCGAGACCCCCGCTCGTCGTAGCGGGGCCGGTTCCGACACCGTGTCGGCGTGGCGTGCGCAGCTGCAGGAGCAGCTGCTGGCCGAGCAAAGCTTCTTCGGCCAGTCAAAGAACGAAGAGCTGGCGTTTTGGCAGGCCAAGCTGGCTCTGACCGAAGCCGGATCGAATGCCCACTTAGCGGTCGAGCGCAACATTTATGAACTTGAAAAGCAACTCGCCGTGCAAGGCGAACGAGACCAGCTTGACCAGCTCAAGGCGGATCAAAAGGTCACGGATGCGAAATTCGCCAACTACAAAGCGGCGATCGATGACGAGGCCGCGCTAGGCCAAATTTCGGCTACGCAACAGGTCCGGCAGGAACAAGACCTCCTCGATCTCAAATGGTCTTACGATCAGGCCTATTACGAAAAGAAACTCGACGCCGCGCAGAACGATGTCCGCACACAGCAAAAGCTGATCGAGGAGCAGGAACTCGCGTACGAGAAGTATGTCGGAGAGGTCCAAGCGCTCGATACCAAGCTGGCAGAAGCAAACAAAAAAGCGTGGGACGACTTGGTTGCCCCGGTCGAGCGCGCGATCGATACTTCTGTTACCGGCATTATCCTGGGGACGACGACGGTGCAGAAGGCGTTGGCCAACCTCGCTCAATCAATCGTTGCCGAATTCGTCAACTCGGCAGTGAAAGGTGTTTTTGGCCAAATTGGGAAATTCTTTGGCGCAAGCCTCGCAGGCGGCGGAAATCAGGACTTCTCGGGGGGTCTCATCGGTGCTGGCGAGGAGGTGCTGGGCGGCGGCATCGCCGATAGCTCGGGGCTCGGCAGCCTGTTCGGCTCCGCTGGAATCCTTGGCAGCCTCTTCAAAGGAATCGGGACTCTGTTCGGCTTTGAGCATGGAGGCATCGTGCCGAGCGCGCAAGGTGGGTGGGCAGTCCCGAGCCTCGGGCCGGGAGGCGTGCTCGCGCAGCTGCACAGCAATGAGATGGTGCTGCCCGCAAATATCTCTCAAGGTTTGCAAAGCTTGATTGCCGCGCCCAATGGCACCAATGCCAGTGGCGGGAGCGCTCCCGTCGTCGTGAACTTTGGTGTTTCAGCGATGGATAGCCAGGACGTGGCACGGTTTTTTCGCAGCAACGGCAGCGCGCTTGTTGCGGCGATCAACAACGCGATGCGCAACGGATCGATGCTGCGGACGAGCTGATGGCGGACATAGGAGTTTTCCCGTCGCTGGCTGGTCTCGCCTGGAGCGTCACCAAGACTCCGACCTTTCAGACCCGCATCCAGAGAGCGGTGTCGGGGCGGGAGTTGCGAGCGCTCGATTATCCGTATCCGCTTTGGCAGTTCACGCTGGTTTTTGATTTACTTCGTGACAACCCGGCAGCGGGCTACGACGAGTTGAGAACCCTAATGGGGTTCTTCATGCTCTGCCAGGGTGCCTTCGGCACATTCCTGTTTCGCGACCCGAGCGATGATCAGGTCGCTGGGCAGCAAATCGGTGTCGGCAACGCCAGCACGACCGTCTTCCAGCTGCAACGGGCGATGGGCGCGACACTGCCGGGCGGTGGCTTTCTTGAGCCAATCGTAGCACCCAACCTCGTTACTGCGGTCTACCTCGACGGCATTACCCAAAGCCCGGGGAGCTACGGCGTAGATCCGAACACGGGATTGGTGACATTCAGCACGGCACCGGGCAGTGGGCTGATCATCACCGCCGACTACAGCTATTACTTTCGGTGCCGGTTCATTGACGACAGCTACGCGTTCGAGAATTTCATGTTTCAGCTGTGGCAGCTCAAAAAGCTGACCTTCATCTCGGTGCGGTCGTGAGGCTTGCTTCGGCCGCTCTGATTGCGCTGCTCAACAGCGGCGAGCGATTTATTATGGCCGACCTCTACACCTTCACTCTGGTCGGCGGCACGACGATCCTGCGTTACTCGGCGGCGCCGACGCCGATCGTCGCCAATGGGTACCTCTTCACGGCCGGACCGAAATTCGAACGCTCAAAGACCAAGGTCGTGATCGGCACCCAGGTCGACGAGCTCGACATCAAGATCCACCCGGAGGTGACGGACCTCGTCGGCTCGACACCGTTCCTCGAGGCCGCGTGGCAAGGACAATTCGACGGTGCTTTGTTGCAGTTGGAGCGCGCCTTTATGGGTGCTGCCGGAGGCGGTTACGGCGACACCAGCGCCGGGACGGTGATCCTGTTTTCCGGACGCATCTCCGATATCGATTGCAGCCGTACCGGCATCGACATGAAATGCCGCTCACACCTCGAACTGCTCAACATCCAGATGCCGCGCCGACTGTGGCAATCGAGCTGTACCCATATCTTCGGCGATGCGATGTGCCTGTTCAACCGGTCAAGTCTCGCTGCAACATTATCGGCCGGCAGCGGATCGACAACGACCATCATTCAGGGGGCACCAACGACGACCACGCCCTACGCGCAAGGGACGATCATTGGCGTCACTGGCGGCAATACCGGCTACAGCCGCACGATATCGTCGTTTGTCAGCGGCGGCGCCGTTACCGTTAAGCTCGCCTTTCTGTCACCCGTAGTCGCCGGCGATCAATTCCAGCTCCTTCCGGGTTGCGATCGCACGCTCGCAACCTGTACTAACGTCTTCAACAACGGCATCCATTTTGGCGGTTTTCCGTACATCCCGACCCCGGAGACCGCCGTATGACTGATCCGCGGCGGCTTCTGGTCATCGAGGAGGCCCGGGGGTGGTTGGGCACGCCCTATCATCACATGGGCCGGGTCAAGGGTGCCGGAACTGATTGCCTGATGATGCTCGCCGAGATCTATGAAGCGGCAGACGTCGTTCCGGAAATCGAAGTCCCCTTCTATTCGCCTGACTGGCATCTCCATCGCGACGCCGAGCGCTATCTCGAAGGCATGATGCAATACGCGTGTGAGATCGAGGGGCCGCCACAGCCGGGTGACATTGCACTCTTCAAATTCGGCCGTTGCTTCGCTCACGGAGCGATAGTCATTGAATGGCCTCGCGTCATCCACGCTTGGTACAATGCCGGCGTGCTATACGCCGACGCGACGCAGCCGCAGCTGACGGGGCGGCCAGTGCGTTTTTTTGATCCGTTTGTCTGATGGGCGGCATTGTTGGCGGTGGCTCTAACGCCAAGCAGCAGCACGCCGTCGGCTCGTTGCAGTTCCAGACTTCTCAGGCGGGCGGCGTCATCCCGCTGATCTACGGCACAACCAAAGTTAGCCCGAACCTGCTCGACTATGATGATTTCACCGCGACTCCCAGCAAGCAGACCGGAGGCAAAGGCAAAGGCGGCGGGGGCGGTAAAGGCGGTGGCCAGCAGTACATGTATTCGGCCTCGTTTATCATGGGAGTCTGCCAGGGGCCGATTACCGGTTTCGGTCTAGCCTGGTGGGACAAGAACATCGGCGTCGTCACCGGGCTTCAGAGCATTTCGAGCATCAATTTTGGCACCGACGGGCAGACGATCGACCCCTATTGGGCAAGCACCCATCCCTCTAAGGCGATCGGCTATTCCGGCACCGCAAACATCGTCTTCGCCAATTATCAGCTCGGCAACACCGCTACCCTGCCGAATTTCAATTTTGAGGTGTTTGGTGTCGGTTCCGGCATATCGGCCGCTTCGCCCAACGGTTATGACGCCAACCCGGCGCAGATCGTCAGCGATTTTCTGACCAACCCGCGCTACGGGGCGAATTTCCCGTCAGCCAACCTCGACCCGGCGATGACATCTGGCGCCGCTTCGTCCTACGCGAGCTATTGCGCGGCTCTCGGCCTGTTTCTGTCGCCGCTGCTCGACCAGCAGCAAGAGGCGCAGCAATCGCTCGCCGACATCACGAAAGTGACCAACAGCGCGATTGTGTGGTCCGGCGCGCAGTTAAAAATCATCCCTTATGGCGACCATTCGGTCACCAACGCCTTCACCTTGGTAAGCTTCGGTGGAGCCCCGACTCAGGCCGGCGGCGACACGATCAGCTTGACCTTTACCGACGCCGCCCTCAATGGCGGCTCCCCCTATACGGTCTCCTATACGACGCCGGCAAATTTGCAGATGCCTGGGGCAATGGCGGGACTTGCGCAAGCCGTCAACGGCGACGCCAACGTCACCGGGTTCGGCATTCTCGCGTCCGGTGCCGGTCTCGATGGGGTGATGATAATTCAGGCGCATCCGACCGGCAATACCACAATCGGCCTAGCAGGCGGCGGCGGAATCTCCGCGGTCGGGGTCGGCGCGACGACGACCAGCAATTTCATGCCCAACACGATGCCAGTCTACAGTCTCGGTGAGGATGACTACATCGTTCAGCAATCGAGTGTCGGCATCAATCTCGGGGTCACGCCTGGGGGGCCCGCGTTGCGTTCCGGCGCGACGCCGATTACTGGCGGTTTCATGGACGATCCGCTGCACATCGTGCGCTCGACTCCAGCTGACGCCAACAACATGATAGAGGTCGAGTGCCTCGACCGACAGAACAACTATAATACGGCGATCGCCGAGGCATTCGACCAAGGCTCGATCGATCTCTACGGGGTGCGCCGCGATACCAGTACTAAGGCGCGGCTGATCGCCGACCCGCTTTATGTCGGTGGGATGGTCGCTCAACTGCTGTTGCAGCGCCAGCTCCTCTACCGCAATACCTACACGTTCCGACTCGGCTGGAAATACATTCTGTTGGAGCCGATGGATCTGGTACAGATTACCGATTCACGGCTGGGTGCCAGTGCGCTGACGGTGCGGATCACGGCTGTCGAGGAAGACGACGAAGGCATGCTGTCGATCACCGCCGAGGACTTCTTTGGTGACTATTCGCCGACGGTCCTCTACCCGCCGGCCAATTATTCGCCATCCGCCTCGCCGTCGATCCTCGGGATGGGCGGTGGCACTGCAGCCCCGGCCGTGAGGCAGGCGGGCGGCGGTGCGGTCGGCGGTTTCGTGCCGAACTGGAGCGGGGCACCGGGCAACGTCAACACACCGCTGATCTTCGAGCCGCCGGCAGCATTACTGTCGGGCGATCTCGAAATCTGGATCGCCTTGTCGGGCGGTCCGAGCTGGGGCGGCGCACAGGTCTGGATCTCGAGCGACGGCAATTCTTATGCGTTTGCGGGTACAATCTCTGGCCCGGCGACGCAGGGGGTGTTGACCGCGACGATCGGCGACAGCGGCGGCAGCCCCGACATCACCGACACCTGCTCGGTGGATGTCAGCGAAAGTCGCGGCCAGCTGTTCTCCGTCTCGGCCACGGACGCGGCGAACCTCGTCACCCTGTGCTATATGGGCGGTGAGCTCTTCGCCTATCAGGTCGCGAACCTGACGAGCGCCTATCATTATAATCTGACGACACTTTACCGCGGTGCCTATGGCACAACTTCGGCGAGTCATTCGGCCGGGACGCAATTCGCGCGGATAGACCAGTCGGTCGATCGCTTCCCCTATCCCGGTACGCTGATCGGCCAGACCATATTTCTGAAATTCCTGTCGTTCAATATCGTAGGCGGGGCCCTGCAGAACCTCTCAGAGGTGCTGCCTTATACCTACACGGTGACGGGCTCGGGCAAAGCCGTGGTCTCGACGACCGTGTCGGGCTCCTATGCCGGCACGACCACCGCCAATCTCGTTGTCCAGCGGTATGTGTTCGCTGGGACCGTCATGTTCCCCGCCGGGCTAACCGGCAGCCAGGGGACAGCCGGCGTAGCCGCCACAGCGACCACGACCTACAGCATCAAGAAGAACGGCGCGAATATCGGAACTATGGTGTTTGCGGCCTCGGCGACAACGGCGGCCTTTGCGATGGCTTCGGCGACATCCTTCATGGCGGGCGACGTTTTGACCGTGGTGGCGCCGGCGTCGCCGGATGCGACGTTGGCAAACCTCGCCTGGACCCTCGCCGGATCGCAGTGAGCGAAACGTTCGTCTGCAATTTACCGCAGCCACCCGTGAGAGAGAGGCGCCCTTGAAGCTCGAATCCTGGCACAGCAGCGAAGACAAACGCCGTTGGAAGATCGTGCGCACCGACAACTACACCGATGTCCCGGGCGAGATCGTCACCGCTGACGAGACCACTGGCGAATGCAGCTTGCACGTCGGCGGCGAGACCAAGACGCTGAGCTTCGGCCCTGGCGGCATCAGAATCGTCGGGCGGGGAAGATGACCGACGACAAGCGACTATGGCCAAGGTTTAGCCCGGAGATTAATTTCGGGCACTTGCTTCAGGCCGCTGTCATTTTGGTGACCATCGGCGGGGGAGCGATCACGAGCTATTTGAGCCTTCGGTCGGATATTCAACAGGTGCGCGCCGATCTCACGGTCAAAGTCAGCGAGCATGAATTGCGAATCGCCACGATCGAGCACGCTATCGACGACCAGCACCGAGAGGGGCGCGAATTTCAGGCCGAGATGCGTTCGGCGATCTCTCACGTAACTGACATATTGAACGATGTACGCGTCCAGATCGGACGCCGCCTGCAGACCCGTGGCTGA